CGAGGTGGAGATGGTTCACTTGTTAAAGCTCTCTGGTCCCGCATTGCGTCCATCCAGGACACGACCTTGGTTGCTGAATACTTTGGATTCATGAAGCTATTGGGCCACCCATATGTTGATCCCCGACAAGGACTGAAGAAGGTGCAAAAATTAGTATTTGCTCCTGCACCCAAAAGCATTGCCTCTTGTGAGCAATTGGGGTTTAGCGTGTGCCACTTGTACACCAGAGGATATCTTAAGAAAACCGGGAACTGGCCGTTGTTAGGATTTGTCCGCCCACCTAGTGGAGTCCCAACTCAGTTGGAGCAGCTTTGCACACAACACCACCCAACGCTTGCACTTGGATTCACCCAGTACCCGTGCGAGGATTGGAGATATGCTTGGTTTGAGCCCCACCTAAACTTTGACATGGGTGAGGATGTACTTGGCCTTTTGTCTGATCGAGCTCTATCATACAACCGGGATGAGTTTGATGCAGTTTGGATGGGCAAGTTGGACTACAAACCTCCCAGACCCACTACGTCAAAGAGAGCATTGGGTGAGTTCATATCACGACAAGAGTTCAGTGTTGAGGCAATAACTAAAATGGTAATGGATCGGACAGTTCCTTTCAAACTCAAGATATGTGCCACTTCCCCAAAGGAGAGGGAAATGAAACCTCTTGATCCAAGGATGTTTGTCAAATTCCCTTTGGACATGAGGACATTCTTTAACAATGTGGAGAAGAACACAAAACAAGGAGTATTCAAGTTCTTACCGGAACAAACCATGACTATGGATCGACAAGAACTGATACAGAGATTTCTGGCAACTACCTCAAGCAAAGGAGATCGGTGGGTTGATCTACACGTTTCCATTGACTTCTCCTCTTGGAACTTGTGCATGGACGAAGAGAATCACTCGATACCAACTGGTGTTCGACTGGACCAGATCTACGGAGTCCCGGGGGTCTTCACATATTGTCACGAATACTTCAAAGAGTCTCTCTCCGTTTTAGATAGTGGCGACTTCCCCCCGACTGGATTGTGTGAAGCTACACGAGATGATGTTCTCCACGGAAGGTTAAACCTTGACACGGCATACACTGGACACAGCAAAGGGTACGAGGGCATACAGCAAGGTCCATGGACACTGACCACGGTTGGGATGGGCCACATGGCGGTGGCTGATCTGGGGATACCATTCATGCAAAGTGGACAAGGGGACAATCAGGTATATACCTTCCACCTGTTTATCCCTGCTGGTACAACCCACGGGGATTCAGTCATCTTTGTACGTACTATGAGTGATGAAATCCTGAAAAGACTGAACAAGGTGGCAGCAGATTTAGGTCATGAGATTAAAGTTACTGAGTGTATCTGTTCCACGAGCCTGTTCACCTATGGGAAAGAGATGTTCTTGGATGGTAGCTACCTCCCCGCCAGTTCCAAATTCATATCCCGTATTTTCCCATCAACTACTGCGGATGCTCCTAGTATCCATGAGTACTTATCTTCAGTCTCCTCTGGTGGTATTGCATCAACGGATAAGTCTAACGTGTCTTACCCTCAACTAGTAGTAACCAAGTTTGTTGAACACCTAACTATCTCCAGAGAACTTAAGCGCTCACTACTCCACGGGGGACATCTCTTCCATGAGTTAACACGTGCTGTTGGTCCCAACCCGGTCTTCCAGGAAATTGTCCGCGATCTGTTGTGTATAATCCCTTCCAATTTAGGTGGTCTACCGATCTCGACACCTATGGAGTTCCTGTATAGGGGTCACTCTGACCCACTCAGCTCCAGTCTTGCTTCGCTTCGACTCCTTGACACATTCCCGGGAGTGGAAGAATATATGGAGGTTCTCACTCGGACTTGGATTTACAAAGATAGCCCAGATCTCGAGGGTCTGATACTAGATCCATACGCACTGCCTATACAAACGGTACCCCCTCCTGCAGTCCAGGTAGCCAGAGCCGTTTTACCAGTTTTCACTGAACAATGCAAGAACCGCCACTTGAGAGCCGTAATAGACAGCATCCCATCTGACTCTAGACTAGTCTACCACTCATGGGTCACATCGATGAAGCCATTCTACCCCAAGATTGCCCACGAGCTCTATAAGTGTTCCCTACAAGGTGTCATAGATACATTTGCCAAGAGATTCACAAACACTCGGACTTTGATGACAATGACCAACTCATCAGGGTATAACTTATCAAAGGTGAGTATCCATGCTGACTTTTCTTTTCTCTCTTCCGTGATTCACAGATTAGCCCTAGTGTTCAAGGT